CGGGATAGTCGGTTGTAAAACCTATTTCCCAATTGCTTGCGCTTGGATAGAGTATGCCGGGTGGACCTGTAATTTGAGGAAAATCAGGACAGAGAAAACTATACCAAACTGTAGCTGAAGCTGTTACCGTTGAATTGGCAAATGGAGAAACGCTTTGTGAATTAAATTTCGGCCATCCAGATTCAGGAACTAAGACAGATGCAGAAACATATGTTTCAATAGAAGCACTAACATTAGTGCCATATACTGTTCCGGATATACCTGTAAGAGGTATGGCATTTGCTATATTGTCATTACTTGGAGCAGGCATATTATGTCAATCCAGTGCTATTGATATAAACCGTAGTACTAACACCACTTGCACAAGTTGATACTCCCACCATCCCGGCGGCTATTGGCCACCAATTAGAATACCCAGGCACAAATGGAATAAATGGTATTTGTCCATTAACTGGTGAGGTTGGTGTTCTATAACCACTAATTAATTCAAAAGTTCCTGGGAGACAAGTGACTCCATTAAGTGTAAATTCTGAAGCCACATATACTCTTTGTCCTGCACTATATGAGGTATTTCCTGTAACGTCATATGCCTCAATGGCGGGACCACTACCACCACCAATTGGAGATCCCACTTGTTCCCAATACCTACCATTCAACAATTGAAGGTTATTTTTGTTATAGGATGCGGTATGATCGAAAATAGGAAATGATATTGATGATGTTGGATAATAACTAATATTTGAATATCTCTGAATAGCCCAAGCTGACAATGGAGCAAAGGCTGTAATTTGATTCCCTCCCCAGTAAAATTGATTTTTAAGAGATGCTAAAGATTGTGGTATATCAGGAACTATTCCAGGAGAAGCTATAAATCCGTATGGAGGATCACTGGTAATGTATGAATTGATAAAGTCATAAATGCTTGGAATTGGACACACACAAACATATGTCCCAAACGAGTAACTACTTGAATTAAGCAAGGCACTGGCAACATAATTCCCCACGGTGGTATCATTATATCTAATTTGAATAGTAAATGTTACCAAACTCGAACTATATTGTCCATAAGCCGGATTTGAAGAATAATTATTCACCGGTCCTTCAGGTGTAAATGTTGACCCAGGTATCCAAGTGGATATGTCATAACTTTTGCTTGGATAAAGAATTACAACATCACCGACATTATATCCTGCGGTCGGATCATATTCAGTAATATATGACAACCCCGGGGGGTTATATTTATATTTAGGATGTAAAGTTAATGATGTACCGGCGAGAGTATTTTTGACAACAAAGTCAGCTGAAGGATTAAGTTTATTACTCCCCACCTGATCTTTAACAGCATTGGCCCAATTATGAAAATTGGTACCACTGGTGACAGGTATTTCTCTTATGGTTGACATATATTAAACTACAACTTGTAAGTTGGAATTAAATGGTCCATTTGAATTTAAACCAGAAAATGAATCATATAATCCTTGAGTTTGCGAGGTTGGGGATGCGATATCTCCATCACAACTCCAACGATTATAAACCCAGGTTTGAGTTAATTGTTGTTTTAGAGGAGAGATCATCGAGTCATCGACTGGATATTGTAACCATCCAGTTTTGGTGGCAATTAAAGTACTCCAATCCCAAACCATCCCACTGGTCAATGAAGTATCGGCTATATGTTTATTAGTTAATACATCATAATATGTTACAAATCTGCCTGGCAATACTTGTGGTTGAATCTGTGACTGAATTGATAGTGGAACCCTTGATAAGGCATTTGAAACAGTGTTTGAATATGTATTAATTAATTCTGCCGTAGTAAATATTTGCAAAAGATTTGTATTAGTAAGTCCCAATCCGACTATATTATTATTGTTTGCCAGCCAATTATTACTAGCAATTACTATTCTTTTCAACACTGGAGTAAATAAATATCTTTCTCCAACCCCAATTTTTTTTAAGTTATATGCAATAGTTGCTGATGTTGCATTAATACTACTTGCAAATGAGGCTTGAGTAATATTAGAAGTTCTCAATAAATTATCAATATTCTGAATATCATCCCATAGTAATTGTCCGATGAAATATCGATCTTTAGCCTCATAAATATCCTGGTTAACTTGTTGCCAAGTCAATTCCCATTTTACAATTGGGGTAGGTTCATTTAATAAACCATTCGTCAACATATCAACTGGATAATGCACTTGAATTGTTGGTATTGCCCCACCATCGAGTTCGTACGGATATCCCAACTGTTGACATTGTAAGGCAATATTAGTTGCAGTCCCTTGATCTGGACATTTATATATGACGGCTGAAGTTGCTCCATTGATAGGATCATATTGTACTTTAGTTTGTCCTTCAACTCCACCGGAATTAATAGCTCCTCTGAGAGTTGTATTCTGGGGTATTGTTATTGTATTATTTTCTAATTGCATATATATTAAGTCCCTGGGGGAATGAACCCATGCCAATTTGGTTTATTATTTTTTAAAGCTCCAGTTCCTTCACCCATAAGATGTGAGGCTATAATTTTTGTATTAGCTGCTGTTTGTTTGGTGAATTCAGCTATATTTTGTGTCAATTGGTGTAACCTTACATTAACATCTACTCCCATTAAACCACCAACTTTGAGATATTGGTTACTTCCAAAATTAGTATTATGTTGAGTAGTTGTTCCTCTTTCTCCTTGCCCAATTTCATTTTGTTGTTGTTTAAAGGCATCCATTTCCGCCTTTTCCTTGGACTTACGATCAGATTCTTCCTTCTTATAATTCTTCAAATTTAATTCATCAGTTTTTTCATATATTCTCTTTAACTGATTTGTATCTACTCTATCTTTACTGTCAGGTGGAAGAAGGGCATTCTCAAATTTGGCCTGCCACAATGATATACCATAATCTATTATATTACTTATGGTAGCCCATCCCAATTTAAAATAACTTACCCAAAGCTGAATTTTATCAATTGCCCATATTAATACTGGAACCATTTTGGTCTGAATTTCATCCGCCAAATCATTGAATTTTATTTTCAGAAGTTGAAGTTGTCTTAATTGTTCAGGATCTGCCAGTTCTCCCGCTTTCTCTTTAGCTTGTTGATAGGATCCAAAATTAGACAACCCGGGCACAGCCGGCATTAATTCTCCTGGTTTTCGTATTCCCAATCCCCGCAATATAGATTCTATTTGAGAACGAGATTCTCCCTGAGTATTAGCTAACACTTTTTCTAATAAATTAAAATCAGATGGAGTATTCTTGATATCTTGTTGGTTTATTCCAGCATATCTAAAAGCTTGTAATTTTTCTGCATTACCACTTAAAGCTTCATCGGCAGATGCCCCAATTTTGTTTATGGCCGAATCCAAAGTATCCATCGAAGTACCAGTTTCATTAGCTAATATCTTCAAGGCTTCAAATTGTTTAATTTGTACCCCTAATGCACTGGCACCTTTAATAGTTGCATCAGCAAAATCAAACATTTTTTCGACTCCCAAAGCTATAGTTGTAGCTCCAAAGGCAGCTCCCAAGACACCAGATAATCCCTCCGCTAAACCTGAAAGTTCAGTTATCTTTGCACCAGCTTCATCAATTCCTTTCTTTAAATTGACTGCATTAGCTGATATATCTACTTGAATTTTGGGGTTCTGAATTTTCTTACACAACTCCTTTGCCTATAACATTTACTGAGTTATATCTCCAAAATGCTTTAGGCTTGAGCATTTCTATGATTTTATTTTGTCTTACTAAAATTCTTTCCGAGTGAGTCATTTCACTTCTCCTTTAATTTGATCTATTTCGAAATCAGTCATAAATGTAATTGAACCTTCATCTTCCAAGTGTTTATAATAATCAAATGAAGCTTGACTTAATGGCATATCCAATGCTTGTTCTGGAATATATCCAATTTTTGATATTAATTTTATATAAATATTATGACTCCAATGTGCTCCGGAAGTTTTCGATTCACCATCTTCATTATTATTCCATATTTTTGGAACTTGAACCGAATCCTTCATATAAATTTTGAATTTATTAACTTCAATCAAAATGTTTATTTGATCATTCTCTAATGCCAGTTTTATTTTATCTCCCCATTCTTTACTCCATGATTGGAATTGTTCGGGATCACTTATCCAATCAAGAAATTGATTATAGGTTCTTGAACAAATGGAAACCGCCAGTAATAAATCCTGTATATTACCATTCGTTTCAATATTCTCATTTGAGAAGGCACAATTAAAACGTCGCATTAGAAAATACGAACCAAGCGAAAACGGACGCAGTTTTATCCCCATTACCTTATAGGAATTAGGAATTAAAGCTTGGACATAAGAATCTAAATTGGTTGAACTCATATTTGTGGGAAAAGATTTGAATTATATCTCATCAATTTTACATTGACTCGAACAGCAGTTGTATTACTGGTATTGGTATCAACATCTTCTACTAACCACAATCCAGATATTTGACCATAATTATTATTATCGGTAAGAGTTACATAAGTGCCGATAACCGGAGTACCAAATACCAAGTTACCTGCATTTACTCCACCAGTAGGAGAGACTGGAATATAAGTAAAAGCAGCTTCTTCATGATAATCAAAATACCCTTTTCCAACAGTATTTTGTCCACCATCTTTCACTTCTTCTGAATTAGCTTTATATCCATGGGTACGGGATTGGAACAATCCGGAATAACCGAACATTGTTGTTCCAATACCAAAATTAATTACAATACCGTGAAAAAGTGCCATTTATCAATCCTCCAATTATTGTGTGGAAACCACCCCAATAACTCTTAGGAAGTGATAAGAGAAGCTCTCCACAAGTCTACAGTTACTCTAACAGCGGTTGTATTACTTCCCTTAGTGGAAGCTTTATCTACCAACCAAGTTGAACCAGATATTTGACTATAAAGTACATCGACTACAGTAGCTGTTTGTCCTTGAGCAGGAATTAATACAGCTGCAGTTCCCGAAGGACCACCTGTGTTCGTTGCTACATATTCAAATGTTGCCGTTTCAATTTGACCATAATACGTTTTTTCAACTGGATCACCTTGTCCATTGGCAATAATTTCATTGCCAGATGTATATTGGTGATCACGAGTTTGAAATGCTCCTGATACTGTATTAATTGAACTCGAAAGTCCAAAATTTACGGAAATGCCGTGATATATTGCCATTTTTTACCTTTTCTTTTGTTTATCCAATTGCACTAACGACATCAAATGTCATTTCTTGTATTTGGGTATCTTCATCGAAACCATCATTGGTTCCTTGAATAAAATACTCATATACATAGTAATTAGGATAAGTGTTTAAATTGTTCTTTGTATTATTATTACATAATGCCGCAAATATATTATCGGCAAAACTTCCCGTTAATGGATCTGTATCAAATGCCATTTCTTTTACCATTACATGTGTTCTTACATGGTAAATTCCAGAAAATGGGAAATCTTCTGTTCCGTTCTCTGCATAACATATAATAGCCGGAGCTGGTTTATCCATATTCCCTATTCCCGTATAGACACCATATCCAAGACTCTGTGACAACGATGCACTTAGAGCCAATAAGGCAAATGCATTTTCAGTTGTCCTAAGTATTGGTAATTCCATATATTAAGCGGTTACCATAATATTACTTACAATTCCATTAGATCCCGATGCCGCCACATATAATGTGACACTTCCTGATAAAGGAATAAAGGCAAAATCATTCAAATTTAGAGTTGTTATAACTCCTGCCAATGTTTGAGTTGTCGATACATACAATTGAGCCAAGGAGGATGAACTGACATTCTCAGCATACATATATTTAATGTTTGCCAAGGAAGATGTATTCATTGATGTCCATGATCCCGTATTAACATTAATTACACTTGCTTGCATATTTGTGCCAGTCATGGTATAAGTCAATTGGGTACTCCCAATAGCTTGAACTCCCCCAACATTAAATGTTGCCTGCCCGTATATTGATACTGTATTGCTCATATTTTATAGTCTCCAAAATTCGTTTTGTTTTTCTTTTATATATTCTACCATACTAACCGTTTCTAAATTGACAGCTTTCTGGGCTGTGTCTTCTATCTTCTTTACCGATACATCGTTACTTACCTTTACTTTTGACCAAATTGATGCAATAGGAACCCAATCAGATAATGAAGTTCTAGCTGGTTTTGCCCCGCCGTTATTCAATCCTTTTATTTGTATATCACTCACATTTATCTCTGCACGATTCCCTTTGGGAACAAATAGTTTCATCAGTTTATAAGCCAATGCCGCACCTGATCTAAGATAATTAATATGAGAACTTTCTTTTCTTATATATTTCTCGACTGCATTTGCCATTTGTTGACCAAACAAACCTCTCTTACCTTTTTTACCTAAATCTCTATTCACCAAAATTGCGGCTATTGGTGCCTGATGATTTGGCTTACTTGGTCCTGTCAAATAACCAGAAATCTTTGTCTTATCCCCTTTTGGAATAAGTGAATACCATTTACCAGCCACATACTTCGCATGAATGTTAACCGCATCTTCATTAGAGCGGTTAGAATATCTCATATACTTATTCATTGTCTCAAAGTATTGAGTAGTATCTATCTTTATTGATATACCATCCATATTAAAGACCTCGATTTGGACTAAATGCCACTATAATTAACCTGGCACCAGCCCCGATGTAATCCTGTGCTACATTTGATATACGAAATATAGTTCCACCAAATGTTAATTTCTGTTGACTCTGTGGAATACCACTCGTAAATATTTGGTTACCTTGTAAATCAAACTGCCTGACTGTCATGGTCAACAACAAATCAACTACAAACCCACCATTATCAAGTCGTCTTTTATAATCTACAACTGATGCAACACAAGGATATATTCCACCATTCCATGTAAACGTATTATTTCCCAATACACCTTCCATGTATTCCTGCCCCATTATTACAAATTCTTGAGTAGGAATAAGATTATTAAGTGGATAGGACATATATTATGCCAAACTAGCCGAATGCCATGCAGTACCATTATATACATAAAGTAAATTGATACTTGCACTTGAATAAAGATATGTTGAACCAGTGGCGACTGATGCACTCAATGGACTAAGACTTGTCGAATATGGCATATCCATACTTACATTAAATAACCCATTTGATGCAGTCACATTTGTATGAGTCGTCGATGTAGGAATTGCGTATGATGCCAACCTTACCAAGTATAATGCATCACTTTCATCGGCACCAATATCAGGTGGTAATCCTTGTGCAGCCATGCGATTGAAATATGATAGAAATCCTTCACTTGATCGTTGTGGATCACAGTTGGGAGGAATGTTATTAATGTGATTTGTCAGAATTATTTGATAGAGTGATCCAGCTGTTGCGGCCATAATATTATTTCCTTATAAGACAAAATCCCGATGATGGTTTTTTATTTCCACCATCGGGACTTTAATTGTTATTCTTTAATTAGTGTATTAGACTAATGTTACCGATACGATACCCGCCTTGTTACCAAGGGAACAACCATAGATAGCCGTACTTGACAACTGATATTGACCAGTAGTTTGCAAGTAGCTAACACGGTTCTGCATGGTGAATCCGGAGGTTTCGTCTGTTTGATTTACGGCAGTTACCAAACCATTGTTAACTTCCAATGGGGCACGAGCTGCAATTGCCAAACCTGATTTGTGGATACCAAATCCAATAATGTTAGGAATACCATTGCTATTCAATGATACCGATGAAGATACATTGTATGGAGCATCTGCGATACCACCAAATTGATAAGTATCAAAACTTGCAACACGAACATTTTCATATTCTTGAATTGCAGATGAATTACCATAGATGTAAGTTGGGCTCAATGCACTATTAAGGGAATTGAAGGCAACTGGAGTTACAATCAAAGTACGGTTTGTACGAGGAACGAATGCCTGATCCAATTTTTGGGCAACCAAGGATGCCGATTGGAAAGTTGCATTACTGGAACCCCAAACGACGTTTGTTTGACCAGAACCAGAGATAGAACCCAAAAGGTCTACCACGACTGTATTAGCCAAAGCTAAAGATTGTCCAGGAACGAAAGTATTAATAAGAACTTCAGGAATACTTGCGGCCCATGCCAATTCTGAGAAGGCATCGGTTACGTCTTTTTGGACGAGAGTTACAGTTACTGCGCTGGAACTTGCAGCTTGTTGCGTATAACCATTAAGGTCAGTGCGATTTGCAGTCCACGCCGTTGTTGCGAGACGGGTTACGACTGCCGTACCTCCGCCGCTGATGTCACCGGAGAAATCCGTTGAAAAGTTGGCGAGATAAGGAGCGTAGGATATGAATTGTGGAAGGCTCTTAAGTGAGTACGCTACTAAAAAGCCGTTCAGTTGATTTGCTTGCATTGTTTATAGTTGATTGATTAAGTTGGCTTTATTACCACTTAAAATTTTGTGTTGATACCTGTTTTGGCAAGTGGGTTGTTGTCAAAGTGAAAAGACTTCATTCCTTTAAGAACTGCCTTTTCATTTTTCTTGAAGAATTCAATCTTCTCTTTACCTGCCATAGATTCGTATTTCTTGTAGAGTTCAGTTGGATCAGTTGATACCGCAGTTATGGCAACTTCATCCTTGACGGTACCTTCTGGCACTCCAAGAGAAGCCAAGTTTTGAACAACTTTCTTGTTCACAGATTCTTCAACGGCAATAATTACCGCAGCTTCTTCTTTTTTGGATTCTGTGTGTTTTTCTTCCATTGATTTAAGTTTGGCTTCCAGCTCTTCAATTTTCTTTTCGAGTTTTGCCTTATCTTCATCAAACGTAAGTTTTACCTTGGCCGACTCTTCTTTATGAAGACGAAGAGTAGTCAATTCCGTATTGAGTTTACTAAGATTTATGATCATTTTCTTTCCTATATATATTATTATAATGTTTCAACCGTTGATATTTTCTCAAAAAATGTATCATAATCGGCAACTACTTCATCAGCTAAATTGGCATCGACTGCCTTTTGACCTTCAAATAATTGCCCCTGCATGTTCTCTTCTTTTATTTCACCACGGTTATCCCTAACTAAAGATTTGAATTTTTCCCATTGTTCATTGATATCACTCTGTATAATTTTTGATTCATTCTCATCCAGTGGTCTATCGCCCGAACCCATGGTTTTTAAAGCTCCAGCGGAAAATGTTTGTATATTAATTCCTTGCATCTTAAGGCTTTCGCTGTAATCGATTACTTTTGCAAATACGCCTATTGATCCTACCTCACTTGAAGGAGTTATAAAAATACCATTGGTGCAACTTGCCAGCCACATGGCCGCCGATGCGCACATTGTATCCGTAAATGTAAATACAGCCTTAGTATCAGTTAATCTCTTGATTGCATTGCCAGTCTCTTCGATACCAGTAGAGGCACCACCCGGACTATTTATGCATAGAACAACACAATGAGTATTAGCCTTCTCTGCAATTTTCAAAGCTTTGCAGATATCATCGACATCAACCTTTCCCTCTTCTTTATCAATACTTGAAAGTTTCTTCCCAATCTCTCCATCGATATGAACAATGGATACGCCATTCTTTTCTTCATAGAGTGGGGAGTACATAGGAATAGTAAAATCACCACTGAACATTTTTTTGGCTATTAAATGAAGACGTTGGGTAAAGGTTAATTTATTAATTGTTTTCTTGGACATAATTATTCCTTTTCTTTCTTAGAATCTGTTAGACCGTCTTCATATCCCTTCATATATCCAGCTTTAAACTTTTCACATTCTTCATCGTCGTCATCGTCTTTATCATCTTCCTTAACTCCAACGAGTCCGGGAAGATCTTCTTTCTCAGAAACTCCTGGCAATCCGGGAAGATTTGCCATCATCTTTTTAAAATAGTCTTCAGATACCATTAGGATTTGAATATTTTTATTCTTCATAGTTTATATAAATAGGTTTAATGTTATTGTTTATTCAATACATTTTGTGGTTGTTCCGGCATTTGTTGGTCTTCCATTTTGAGGCTAGCTTGCCCCTTTTGTTGCAAAATGTTGAGAATAACCATATCATTTTGGTTAGGAAATTCTTTCTTCAAATCCGTCATATCTTGTAATAATTGACGGGTTTCTTCTTTTCTTATTCTGGCAACTTCTGTATAATCTTGATTATTAACTTTACAATATTCCTCTGCACTCATTAGTCCAGCTTTCCATCTTTCCAAGTTAGAACTATTATCTGCATTCGAATCCAGAGTAAAATCTGGTGGCATATCAAACTTAATTATCGAATCCAAATCCTCATCAAAATACTCGGGAATATATCCTTCTTGCATACCTACACTTAAGGCGAATGCAACTGCCAGCTTTGCATAACGATAAAGAATTTTTTGGCGTTCCCTTACACTCATTTTAACCATTTGACTGACTGCATTAACTGCCCTACCAGAAATTGTCTCAGGAGAATAAATTAATTGATGAGGAATTCCAATTGCACTAAGTAATTTAGTTTCAATTACTTTTATGTAAGATTGAATTTCTTCACTGGGTCTATCAGATGCAAAGGATTGTAATTCTCCACCTTCAGCCTTGGCATAATTAATAGTTGGACCTTTAACTACTGATAAACCATGAACAGTAGGAGCCACACTTGGAAGACTAACAGACAAATTACTATTACTATTAATACTTTGAATTTGATTTAACAAGTTCTCATATTCTTGGGGAGCTTGCCCAGCATCATTCTTTACCACATAAGCAATAGTCGATTCAAGTTTACATACATCCATCAGGAAATTATCCAAGTCTTCAACTTGTAGACCGTAGAGAACTGATGCATAGAGAGCCGGCAATCCACGTCCTTTATCAAATACAATAGGTTCATAAACCAATTGCATATTCTCTGCCATGATAATTTGATCCTTATTCTTGAGTTTTGGATCCTGTAGAACCGTTGATATTTGGGCATCATCTCGTTTAATGGAATAAGCTATTGGTTTCTCCATATCATCATAGACAACCCCATCCAATATCTTGTAACTCTTACCATTAATTTCAGTTGTTACACCATCCTTACCCGACATATTACCTGCCGCAGTACCAATACGATGTGAACCAATGAATTGAAGTAGGGGATAATTCTGTTTGTTTTGAACGAAGAGAAGACCAAAATCACCATCCATATCCAAAGTCCTACTTGCAACTTTCAAGATGGTTTTGAAATCCATTGCAAACCCTTTCGTACTACAATTATTATACCATTTCTTATTTATGAAAGTTTCAAATGCCTCATTTATTTTAGGATTCTTACTCTTACATTTAAAATCCCAATTATCCCCAACGGTATATTCTGCCTTCATTTCTGATGCAACACCTACACCGGGAAGTTGAAAGAATAATTCACGGGAAAGACGAACAATTTGTTCACGGGAAACTTGATCTAATCCAGTCTCATTACCTTGTAATGAGTAGAAACGTTGGCGGAACATTCCTGAATTTTGAGATGCCCAAATATTAGGTAATAGCCCCAACTCGTTTTTCTTTATTCCCTGAGTAGTATTCCAGTTCTCAATTCTTTGTTTGAGTTGGTCAACCATCTGCGGAGTTATTTGTTTCTTGAATGGCATAAATTAATTATACGAAATATGGTTGAACCTGAGTTGTTAGATTTCCATATTTGTCTGGCCATCCGTTTTTAAGTGCATAACGTGCCTCACTTAACATTTGTTCTACGGGAATTGGGAACTGGGAAGTAAACTCACTCCCTTGACCGGAGAATTCCATAATGGTCTTTCCTTCCATTGCTAAACAAATAGCTTTATTGTATATGTTTAATATTGTTTGTTCCGAAAGTATCTTTGGATCGAGAAGTAATCCTTGTGTCATTGCCATATTATTTTCCTTGATTTATATAAATCCCCATGATTTCCAACATAACAATACATATAATCTAATGACACTAACCGTTATAATATCTTTATTCCGCCTCTTGAATTTTTGTAATATCATTGATAGACGAAGCTGAAGGAATGAAACAACCAGATTTCATGGCTAAAACAAGTTGTAAACACTCAAGATCCCAAACATGGTTGGGGGTATCTCCAATTTGTTCATATCTTCCCTTCTCACTAAGTTTTTCGGAAAACATTTGTTTATTATAATCTGCGTTGGCACGTTCATTAAGTTTCCACATGAAGTTGAGTTGGTGATCACGTAGGCGTTGAAGAATTGACTTTATGGATAAATTTGACCAATTATACAAATCTGCACGTACTCCCCTATAAATTGAATTGGCAGGCCATTGACAATCAACTGGAGTCATTTCTGCATATAACCTGTCAATTTCTATTACCTTTCCATTCTCGATAATTTTATGTTTGTAGAATTTCTTTGGACTAATTGGACTTTTTCCACCATCTCCACGAAGACATACCCACTTTGCCAAGTAACGTTTACCATTTGGCAATGTAATAACTTCACCCTTCTCTACAGAGTTCTTATATACTTCTCTAGTATCGTTACCACTATCAACCCCGATGCACAATGCATGGATATTATACTTCTTCTTTAATTCTACTACTTCGGCAAACCCAGCGATAGTTCCCCAATCGATCAGTCTGCACTCAGGAACTTTATTACTCCATGCACGAACCAACCAATTGACGTAATCTTTTTGTGGGTCCAATGTTAGGAACCTAATTGTCTCATCCTTCCATTCATCCGATGGTTTATAAGCCTCCGTTATTAATTGTCTCTGTTCAATTTGTTCTCCAACCTTCCAGAATTGCCCAAGTGTTTGTTGAAAGAATATTTGGTGTTTATCCCAAAGTCCGGTGTCTCTCTTATAACTTACTGCATTTAAATATCTTAATGCAATATCCTTGAAGGAAACACCACGGTTCATATATTGCGGCCATGAATAGGTATGTATCGACTCATTCTTCCCTCTATGAATGAGTATATAATCCCCATTCATGACCAATTCCTTTCTTGTCTGTGGAGTATCATATATGTCTTTGAAACAATGCCCACAGACAAGTCTTGCCGAAGATGCCTTCTTATCATAATCAGGAATTCCATTTATGTCTTTAATGGTTTTATTCATGACCATACCATAAACTTTATTATCCTCAGTCTCTTCATTCCACACATACCGTTGGAGTTCATTACAGTGTGGGCAACGATATCCATATTCATACCAAAGTCCCTTCATACATTCAGTATGCCATTCTGATCCTTCTATATCCGGTTGGGATGTAAGAACTGTTTTGCGAGTGGCATTGTATGCCGTTTGCCGATTGGATAACTTATCAAGAATACCTTTGTGGTTTGTAGCTTCCCATTGCCAAACCTCATCCCCCAGGATGATACGGGCAGTGTAACCTAATAGTGAACTTTCAGCCGGTCCATTTACCCGAAAGGTCATATGAGGCAATTGAACACCACTCTTACGAGCTGAGAACCTTTGGTTATCTAATAAACGTTTAGTGTCTTTATTATTACGAAGTAATGGTATGATGCGTTCCTCAACACATTTCTTTGCATTATCTGCGGTGTCCTGAATCATCAGAATAGGGCCAGGAGATTCTAAGATAATATAAGGGATGAATAATTGTTGAAGTAAACTCTTCCCGGCTTGAGTACATGCAGACATATTAAGTTGTTTAATATTATCGTCTTGTAAATCCAGACATGGTCGTTTAAGATAAGGATAGAAATCGATATTGAATTTACCACATGGGTTATACACCGATGGAAGTTCTACATTATCTGCCAGCCATTCATACATGGGGCGAGTGTCGATTGGTTTAAGTCCTTGACGGAAAGAATTGAGAAGTTTACTTGTCTGTTCTTGTAACATTCCATTCCTCCAAGTTCTTATTGAATAATTCAACCAGAGAATTATACGTATCACGACATATTTTAATTACATCCTCTTCCTTTAAACCGATGACTTGTGGTGGTAATTCTTTGGTAAGTTTCGATTTAAGTACTGCCCCGAGTTGAATTCCAAAATCGCCCATGAATTGTTCCATTTCTTTAATGGGAATAACTTGTTTCCTTGCCTCTGCAATATCAATTTCTTGAAGAATAATCTCATTTGCCAGCTTCTGTTTTACCAACTCTTCCTTGGACTTACTATCAATTTCTTCCAACTCCTCCTTATGTTCAACATAATATGCCTTTACTTTATCGACAAATATTTCTGTCTTAGTAAACCCGTCAGGATATAGAGTCTTAATTAACTTTAACTGGGATATCGGAATCCCGGTCTGTTCTTCTACTTGTTTTAGACTTAGGAGCTTGTTTACTTTTGATTTTGGGCGGGGCATAATGTTTTGTGAAAATCTGATCCCAATTAGAACGATACTCGATTTCGTTTGTTGGTCTTCGTTTACTTCCTTTACCTTGTGACATACGTGTGTACAGTTGCTACTTACTTTATCGTTAAATATTGGGGTTTTTGGGTATATTTTATTTGTTATACTTAATCCGAGTGCAACTCGTCACC